GTTGACGATTTCGACTTTGTAGGTTCCCGGCTCCACGAAATAGACGGGTTTCGGTTCACTCTGTTTGTATGTTGGCATATTATTTTTTGGATTTGATTTGGCGCAGGGTGTTTATCGGTGCCCCTGCTTTCACCGCGGATTCATCCACTTCCACCCCGGCTTCGAGGCAAAATTGGCGAAATTTGTCGGCGCTCATCTTTCCGCCGAGGGCGAGGATGAGCGTCTCTTTTGAAACATTGGCGGAGGCGCGTGCGATGGCATCGGCCTCCACGAACTGACGCCCCGCGCCGGTCGTGACTTTCCAGCCGGGGATTTCCTCACCAGCGGCGAGGCGTTCTTTCAGAGCATCAATGACCGGCTCGGCGATCTGCTTCTCGGCGAGCTTCCAGTTCGCGGCGAAGGCGGATAGCTCCACCGGATTCGCGAGGATTTGATCGCGGATGTCGGAGAGCGCGAGGTCGGACTTGACCAGCGCCAAAGCCTCGGAGGATTGACGAACCAAGGCCCGGCACGAGTTGGAATGAGCACACCAGCCACAAAATTCATTCGGCGTCGGCTCCGCCAACCGGCTCGACGCCTCGGCAATCACCGCCGAAACGGTCGCCTCGGCTTGCTCCCTCGTGAAGGTGTAAGTCCGCCTAACTCTCTGATCGACATAAACGACATGAGCCGTCCACGAGTCGGCGAAATGCTCGTGCATGCAGGCCAGCGCGTAGGCCGCGAGCTGCTCCCTATAATTTCTGACTTGGCCGGTCTTGATGTCCGCCACCCATTGAGCCCGAACGCAAACCGCGTCGGCTGTTCCGGGTTTGGAAAGGCCAGGCACCTCCATGCCGAGATGCTCCTCGCGGGTTTCCACATGGTAGCCGCCCGACAGGGTGCGGAGTTCGTCCACGCCCCACCGAGCCACCGCCTGATCCTCGGCGGCGAGGCCGTCGTAGGTGGTCGGATCGTCAACCAAAAGCTCCCTGATCGCCCGATCCAGTAGCGTGCCACGCTCCGCCGCCGCGCTGGTGCCGGGTGCGCCCGTAAACAGGGCGCACTCGGCGAGCTTCGGCAGGGAGGATGGGGAGATTTCCTTGATCACGCTGCGACCTCCATTTGTGCGGTCGCCTTGGAGATGAGCGCTTGCGGGCGGGATTTGATTTGTGCCAGCAACTTCGGCGAGGCATTGCGCCAGGTCTCGCCCTCTTGGATGGATCCGTTGCCGGTTAGGAAGGCGTTCACCGCGTCCTCGTTGGCTTCCAACAACTCCATGGCCGCCATCGTCTCGGCACCGAGGATTTCGACGGCAGGCTCCGAGGTTTTGGGTGCAGGTTTCCCAAAGACATGCGCCACCGATTCCCACTCCATCGGGAGTTCTTCGGCGAGGCCCGAGCGGGTCTTGGCGTCGTAGGCTGCCGAGTGGGTGGTCAGGATGATGCGTTCCTTGCCCCCGATGCCCTTGGCCTTGCCGCCTTCTTGCGAAACGGCTTTCGTTTTAAACCTAAAAAACCACAACTCGTCGGCCCACTCTTTGACCAGCGGCGCTGTTTTCTTTTCTAATTTGAGCTCATAGCGGTCATACGCGGCGAGGATGTCTGGGGGTTCAACTTTTCTGACTATGCTGTGAGCAATAAAAACAACATGTTTCCCGCCATCAATCAGAGAATCTAAGAGGTTAAGAAAATGGCTGATTCTTTCTGCTAAAATTACATAACCTTTTCCATAGCCAAATTCTTCGAGGCTTTGTTTTTTTTGTTCGTAGCAAATGGCACTAGCCGCAAGACGCTCAGCCCAATCAATAGAATCAATAACAAAAGTGTTATATTCTTGGCTGTCTGAATACTTTTGAATGCAGGCAACTAACTCATTCCAAGGCTTGTTTGAATGATGCCCAAAAGGAATTGATTTATCCCGCTTTTCTATTTCGATTCGGTCAGCCCCAACATTGTTTGCCCCGCCCTCGATGTCTAAAAACAAGGGAGAAGGGAACTTGCTGGCGAAAGTCGTCTTGCCGACGCTTTCGACCCCGTAAATGACCACCCGCTGTGGTCGCTGTTGTTTGCCTTTAATTATTTTCATGTCACTCAATTTGTTGCGCGTTGTTTTGGATGCGCGCCCCCCGTCACCTGCCCTCTCGGGCGATGCTGAAATTTTATTCTTTCGACGGACTCACAGCCGCCGCTTGCCAAAGCAGTTCGAGGGTTGCCCATTCGCAGTGGGTGAAGCACTCCGAGCACACCGGCCCGAGGTCGTTATCCACCTGCTCGGCTTCGTGTTGGCAGACGGCGCACCTAGTCATCGAAATCCTCCAGGTTCTCGCAGTCCCACTCAGCCCAGCGGTCTTCTTTCTCACGCAATTTGCGGAGCCGGTTGAGGATGTCCCGTTGCCCGAGGCAGTAAGAGGCGTAGCAACTGCCGAGGGTCACCAGTGCCAAGAGAAGGCCCGCCGTGGCGCTCATCGCACAACCTCCACGCGGCTAGGGACGCCGCCGAATTGTTGAGCGAAACGCTCCCGAGCCTCGAAGGCCGAGAATGCCCAGAAATACTCCCCCACCCTGTGCCGAAGGAAATTCAGCCCCTCGCAATGCCAGAGTCGCTTTTTCATCGTGCGAGCCTCCAGGTGATCGCCGCCAAAATGAGCGGCAGGGTGATGACTTGCAGGAAGTCGATTGCGTAACCGATACAGCGGAGAGTGGTCTCGTGGTCCATTACGCCGCCCTCCGTTTCCGTGTTGGGACCGTCGTGCGATTCGCGGTGCTCGCGTTGCGGTAGCCCCACCAGTCGAGAAATGATTCCCTGACAATGTGCCAGCCGCCGCACCGGCCCCGTGGCATCGTCGCCGCAAACTCGCCGCGCCGGATATATTCACGAATGGATCGGCTTGAAAAACCGGAGAGGCGCTGAGCCTCCGCCATGTCTATGAAAGTCTCGGAGAGGTTCATTTCTTGGCCCTCCGTTTTTCGTTTTGAGCCGCCTCGCGGATCGCTGACGCAATCAAGCGGCTGATCGGTGTTCCGCCGTTCTTCTCGCTTTTTTGGCGGAGCCATTCAGCGAGTTCGTTCGGGAGGCTCACGCTGGTTTTTGTGTATGCACTTTGCATGGTGCTACCGATAGCGCCGGTGCTACCGGTAGAGCAATAAAAAAAGGTCAATGGGGTGATCTACTAGCCTTCACTTTTCTATTGACATCCGCATGGGGACAAGGTTTGCGGGCGAAAATAAATTTTCAGAAAAATTTGCGCGGCGGTGTGCGCGGTGCTACTGGTAGGAGTATATGAAAGAGAAGACGCACCAAAAATTAAACATCTCGCTGCCGAAAGAACTGCACGCTTGGGTGGTCAAAAAACAGCGTGAAGAAAACAAAAAATCACGGCTCTCCAAGGCATCGATTTCTGCCATCATTGCCGACGCTGTTCAGCAAACAAAGACCCGCGAAGACAACGAATTTTTAATGATGCAGGATCAGCCCACCAGAAAAGAAGAGACTGCGGTAACTGCCCGACACTCCTCTCCTACCATCTATACAAAAAAAACTAGGGGAAAATAAAAAAGGAGAATATCTTTTTGATATGCGGACAAAACCGCGCTAAAGCCTCCACCACGCCCGCCAATCCGCCTTGCGCGAAGGCACCGCGTAGGTTTTGAGAACCAGCGCCGTCGAAGAATGCCCGAGCTGATGCGCCGTCTTGCCAGCATCCTGGCAGCGGCCGAGGTGGTAAGTGGCGAACGAATGGCGCAGGGCATTTTCCGGCAGCATGGCCCACGGCACCACGCCCTCGTTGTTCAGCCGCTCGATCAAAGCCATCCGCTCCCGATAAAGGCGGAGCGATTTCGCAACCACGATCAGCCCCGATTTTCCTTTGAAAAAATCCTTCCGCCTCGCCAGCGGCTCCGTGAAATCCACGATCCGCTCCGGCAGGCCCGAGCTTTGTTTTGAAACCTCCCGCCGCACCTCGATCTGTCCCGACTTCGGATCGACATCCTCCCACCGCATCCTGTGAACCTCGATTGACCTCAACCCCGCAAACGCACCGAGAAGAAACCAAGCGCGGAGCGCATCCGACATCTCCGCATCTAAGATCGCCCGCAGTTCCTTCGCCGAAATCAGCGACCGTTTACTCTCAGCCTCCGGCGCCACGACGCGGCGGAATGGATTTCGGTCCAGCAACTCCATATCGACGCACCACCGAAAAAAACCCGAGGCGTATCGATGCCACCCCGCCCTCGTCGTCGGCGCGCCCTTGATCTTTCCAAACACCCGAGCCGCCTGCATCGGCGACACCGCCGCCACCGCGCCAGGGAACGCATCCAAAAGCTCCCCGCAAATCTTTTCCAGCTTCTCACGATGCCGCTCCGAGCTGCCCACCTTGGAGGCGATGTAATCCCGCACCGCGGATTTCATAGACATGCCGCTCACCTGCTCCTCCGCGAGCGAGTCGGTCCCACCCTTCTGCAACTTCTCCAGCAACCCCGGCCCCGCCGCCCAAGCCTCCGCCTCGGTGCGATAAAACCGGCGGATCCTCTTGCCAAAAATTTTCTGCGGGATGGTCAACTTCCAAGGGGTGCCGGGCCGCTGCGGGTATGGACTGACAAGAAAGGCGCTCATGCTGTTGCCCGAACTGTTGCCCGTGTTGCCCGAAATCTCAACTATTTTCTTCCAGTAGCCGCCACTTCCCGCCCGTTGTTTCTGAAAGCCAAATACCCGCCGAGCCGCATAAAACCTAGCCCAAATCGTCACAACTCGCTCTGCCGGCGGCGGGACTCGAACCCGCACGACCCTTTCGGATCAACGGATTTTAAGTCGCTTTCTTGGGTTTGTTTTTCAATGACTTACGGGAGTGTTGCCCGTTGTTGCCCTAAAGGACTTTATTGAGTGCCGCGAGGAGGGCGGCGTGGGCGGCTGGGGAGCAGTCGTCTTTGCGGCCAGGGGCGATGTCTGCGTGGCGGAGGATGTTTGCGAGGGGGATGTTGTTTTCGCGCAGGATGGGCAACAAGTATTCCACGGCGCTGAGGAGGGCGTCTTCGCTGAGGGTGGTCGTGTAGGTGTCCCCTTCCCATGCTAGGCCGATGGAGAAAGAGTTGCAGTCTTTGCGGCCTTGCCACGAGCTGACCCCGGCGTGCCAAGTGCGCTGGGTGGGCAAGGCCAAGGCGGTTCGTTTGCCGTTTCTGGCCACGATGCAGTGATACGAAACTTTGCTGACGGGGTCGCTGCACCAGGAGACGGATCCGGCATAGGCTCCGCTCGTGTGATGCAAGATCACATGGGTGGGCTTGATGACGCGGCCCGCTGAGATGTTGGGCGTCTTCTTGTTTGTCTGTTGGTAAAACTTTGGCTCGGGCTTGAGGGTGCCGGAGGTTTTGGCGGGCTTTGATGTTGGCTTCGCGGGCTTCGGCGCGGGCTCAGGCGCGGGCGCGGGGGATTGTGCCGGCTTGGGCAGCATGAAAAAGCGGGCGAGGAGGCTGATCATTTGTCTTTGAGAGCCGGAAGGGTTTTTTGGAACTCGCCGAGGGCGTGCCAGAGGTCGCGGTTCGCGGCTTCGCTTTCGCTCAGGCGCGGCTCGAAGCGGACGCTGGTGCGGATGTGGAGCGTGCCTGCTTCGCCGATGCGGTCGCCGAATGGAGGCATTGGGACGGCCACGCAGGAGGTGAGGAATGCCATTGCGAGGAAGAGCCAGCCGAGGATCAGCAACAAGGCGGCGACCTGTTTGGGGTTCATTTTCCTTTGCGGAAAATGTTGATCGTGCCGACTAGGCCGAGGCCGGCGGCGATGATCTGGTTCTGAAGTTCGGGCTCGATCTTCACGCCGAGGGCGACGGCGACGAGGATCAGGCCGCGCCATGTGCTGTTTTCGCTGAGACGATCGAGGACAAAGAGGATTGCTTTCATGCTTCGCGGCGGGGTGTCAAAGGCCGCTCACGGGCGGTTGGCGAGGATTTGCTCGATGCGTTTGGTTCTCTCGTCAATGCGGGCCAATGTCTCGGCTCGGTCGGCGGCGACGGCTTCGATTTTTTGCAAGCGGGCTTCCTGCTTTTCGTTTTCGACGCGGGTGACTTTTTCGGGGAGAATCCACCAAGCCTGGCTGATCGAAAATATCGTGGCGACGAGCGCCAGCGCGGCGATGGCCTCCCCGAAGGAGAGGCGCACGCCGGGGCGGTTGCGGACGGTTTCGGTGGACATTAGGGTGCGGTGAGTGCGGTGAGGGCTTCGGCGAGGACGGCTTCGAACGCGAAGGGGGCGGCGGGCCAGTCGGGGCGGGCGTCGTCGGGGTTGGCGGCGGCGGCGAGGGTGAGGTTGTCGAGCCACTGGCGGACGGCGGCGAGTTTTGGGCTGGTGGCGTTCGCCTTCCAAAGTTTGCCTTCGAGGTCGAGGCAGGTGAGGAGGCGGAGGGGGCTGTAGCCGGAGGCGGCGAGGTGGTCTTCGGCGGTGATGGAGGGGGGCGTGGGGATCATCCATTCGCCTGCATTCCACACGGCATTCTCGGCTGGCTTGGCTGGGGCGGGTAGCCACTCGGTGCGCTTGGGGTTGTTGTTCGCGGCCCACTCGGCGAGGAGGCTTTGCGGGAGGTCGCGGAGGTCAGCGGGGTCGTTGATGTTGTAATACAGATTAGGCATAGACTCTTGGATGGTTGGCGACGGTTGCGCCGTTGTTGTTGGTGATGGTGAGACCGCCTTTTTGGTCGATGAGGTCGCGGACGAGGGGCGCGTAAAAAACGAGCGACTGCGGGCGGATTTTGTCGCAGGTCATGCCTTTAGCGAGGGAGGCGATTTCGTCGGCAGTGAGAGCAGCGGACCAGATGCCAAATTCTGCAATTGAACCTTTAAAAAAACTCCCCACACTACTCGCCGCTGTTCTGGCAAATATGTTTGCTGAAGTGAATGCCCCCTGCGAACCAGTAGCGGCGGTGCTTGTTTGCGAATTGCCGCCGTTTAAAAAAATTGACCTCGATGAATTTGACGAGAAGACAGCACAGGCGTGCGCCCATGTGTTTAATGGAGTCGTTGTATTTGTTTCGATTGAAGGAAAGCCCCCGCCTCCTTGGGCATAGGCTTGAATAGTTCCTGAGTTCCTGTATGAAAGTTGAAGACGGTCCTGTGAAGTTGCGACTCCTAAATACCCTATTGCGCCAGTGACGCTTGCCGTCGGGTAAAAAAACGCCGCAATAGTTACAGGAACCGCTGTCACAGGAGCCGAAGCAGTTAAATATTGTGTGGTTCCGTTCGCGGTGTAAGCCATATTACGCCGCGCTCCTGATTTCGACAGCGATCAACTCGGCATCGCCTGTCATGGTGTCGTTCGTGGCATCGTCCGCGTTGCGGAAGACTTTGATGCGGAATGTGTCGCCTGCGGTGAGGCCGTCGATGGCGGTGACGGTGATCGATGTGAGGGTGGCAATGCCGCTTGTGCCGTTGGCGGCTCCGGTGGCCTCGGTGGCGGTGTCGAATGAATCGGCATCGAGGTCGGTAGTGCAGCGCTCGATTTGCACGCCCCAGCGGCAATTCCCAGAGGTGGCGGAGGTAGCCATCCAGGCGAGGCGGATTTGCAGGCCGGAGGCGAGGTTGGCATTTTCGGGGATGACGCCGGAGAAAATGGCGGATTCGTCCACGGCGGCGTCGAAATCGAGGACGGCGATGGAGTTTCGCGTGTCGAGAGTGGCGAATGCGGTGGCGGGGGGCTGGTTCTCGCGGGGGGTGAATCGGGCGAGCGTTTTGCTGGCGAAGGTGTAGTAGTTCTGGGTTCCAGAGTCCGCATTAATTGTGGTGCCGGAGATCGAGAGGGCGGTGCCGAGGGTGAGGTGGGTGAGTTTGCTTTCGCTTTCGTCCCAGAAGAGAAGGCGGTCGGCTCCGGGGTCGTCTGCGGTGAT